TTTCTTTAAGTTGTTTTTCTAATAAATCGCCAACAATTGGTATTTTTTTCGTAAAACTGACAAACTGCTTTTCTAAATCTTCTGACTTTTTAAGAATTTCTTCAGTAACATCACCTGATTCATTGAGAAGATTAATTCTCATTTCCAAGTTATCACCAATATCTTTTCCTATCTTTACACCCTTTTCTTCAAGCTCTATTTGTTTTTTTAAAAAGGATTCTTGCGCTCTTGCTGCTGCCCGTTGTCTTCTGCTTTCTTCAGCCATTAATATTCTCTTTGTTGGTTATGTAATTGAAAAATAAAAAACTTATTTAAACATTAAGTCCAATACTGCGAGCCATAGCTTTTAACTCTTTCGCTGCTTTTGGATTGTCTTTGATTTGTTGTTTAATTCTTTTTTCTAAGTCTCTTGAATGTTTCACAAGGTCTGCTCTTTTTTTACTTAATTCAGGACTCTTATCAATCGCTTTGTGGATTTTTGAAGTTCCTTTAGCGGCTATGATTGCAGCTATCGCCTTACTGAAAAATTCTCTCAGTTGTTTTTTATTTTCTTTTATAAATTTTTTATTCATAGATTTTTCCTATCAATAAATATCAAGTTTTAAGATTTTTGTATATCTGGTCTTTGTATTTGATTGGGTTTTTTATTGACTTCTTTGATTTGTCTTGATTCTTCTTTTTTTGCTTCTACGAGTTTTTGAGCATAAAATCTTCTCAAAGGAACTGGCATATTGTAGAGTTCATTGTGATTGAACCCATTTCCATAATAGGCGATATTGAAGATTTCTTCGTGGATAGCCGCCCTATTACTCGGCGGCTGGCCAAAAAAATCCAATCCCGAGTGGGATATCAATTTTATGTAGATTCCCTGTTTGACTCGTGTAATCAAACTTCAACTCAATGTCTGGTGTAATCATTTCTTGGTATGCTCTAAATGCACGAGTGTCTAATGCCAAGAATTCATTATCCACAAAATTGTCAATTGTTTTTTGGTCAGTTTTTCCATTAACTGATTGAATTTGGTGTTTTAATCTTGTTGTTAAATTATATGAAACACCTGTAAGTTTTTCAGCTTTTTCATAATCTTTAAGAGTTTTTTCTATCTCTTTTTCATCTTTTTGTGTTAGTAGTTTAAAACTTATTTCTACTTTTGAATTAGGTAATGTAAAGTCAAAAGTGTTTCCTGCTGAATAAAGGTCTTCATCTATTTCTTTATTGTCCAACTTTGATAAATCCACTACACACTCAACTTGTTCATTTGTGTCAGGGTCAGTAATCATAACTTGATAATCTTTTCCGTATCCTAAAATACGAGTTCCAATCATAAGTGCATTTTTATCCCCTAACAACATATCATCTAATTTAACTTTTGGGTCTGCTATTACTGATTCTAACAATTTAGTAATTACCACACCTTGTTCTATTAGATTTGTTGAAGTTAAAATATCTTCTTCTTTTGCTGTCATATATTTGACATCTATTTTTCCACTACGCAAAGGACTATCTTCGGGATATAATAATCCCTGTGATGGTAAAGATAGAACTTCAGTAGGAAATCCATACTGATTTTCAGCCATTTTGTTTTACTCCTTGATTAATTAAGAATTAATAACTTATTATTTTTTACCCATAACTTTTTCAGCACCTGCGATACCGAAAGAGCCAAGAGTTACGAATACAAATGAATTATAAACCATATCATTTATAACTAAATCTTTTCCAGCTATACCTGTTCCTAAATCAACAATTGCAAATAATGTCATTACTGCAAATGATGCGAAACCTATAATTGATTTTTCATTGTAATCGTTATCATCTTTAAATATTGCCCACATAACTATTCTCCTTAGAATTCAAGTATTGCGTAATCATACTGCATTGTTAAACCAATTTCAACCACATCATTAGATGCGAAATCTAAATCATTGAAGTTTGCTGCTGTTAAAAATGCACCTTTAATTATCCATTGTTCAATCTTTTCTCCATTAGGACTTAATAGATTGAAAGTGATATCTTTTTTATATTCTGATGAGTATCCGTCAACACCTGTTACTGATTCGTGGTGTAGTCTAATCCACTCATTGACTGCTTGTGCTCCACTTGGAACGATTGGGTCATATAAAGTTACTTCAATTGGTTGCCATTGTGCTTTACCTTTTACATATCTCTTTACATTGATATGGTCCAAAGTAACTGTGTCAAAGGCGATTGATGGCCTTGCCATTGTTTTAACGAGATACGCTGGTATTCCGTCTATTTCCATAATAAACCTATTTTTTAATTTAGGTTCAAAAGGTGTAAAAAATATTTCATTTGGGTCTGCAAATGCCACTTGAATTCTCCTGTAATTTTTTCTATTCAGTAATAAATATAAAGAAATCAAAAAAAGTGTTGTATAGAAATCATATCTTTTTAGAAGTTTTTTTGAAGTTTTTACTTGACATTGTCATTTTTTGTTTGTATATTATAGTATGATTGATAACAATATAAAAGGAAATGAAATGGAAAATGAATTTACAACTGATGCCGTGTTAGGTATTATGCCAAGGAATTATGAAGATACTTTGGTAACAAGAGAAATCCCAAATAATTATGGGTATTATAATGAAGCTGGTGAGTATGTGGAAAATGGAACATTTACCATTACTCATTATCAATATGCTCATAATCCTATGGATTTATATAGAGCTAATGAAAATCAACCGGCTATTAGGTTGGACGATTATCAAGCTGATTATTTTGAACAAGCTCATTACAAGGGTATTCCTATGTGTTTTAGGTTTAACCCAACTATCAGAACTCTAATGAGAACTGGTAATTATAGAATTAGGTATCGTGGTGGTAGTAAGCCACAATATGGCTATGTTAGAAGTCAATACAATACATTAGCCGAATACGCTGATACCTTTGCGATTTATCCTAAGTAGGTGTTAATATCGTAATCGTAAGAACCTACTGATTTCCTTATCAAACAAAAAACCCCCGAGAGTATCGGGGGTTTTTCTTAATCAATATTCCTATTATTCAGGGAATGCTGCGCCTGTTGGTTGAACTACAAAGTCCAATACAATAAATTCAGCTGTTCTTGTTGGTTGAATAAATATCTGACCAACTAATTGATTTCTATCAACAACATCTGGTGTGTTGTTTGAATCGTCCATAACTACTCTGAAAGCAGTTAGACCTGAATTTGCTTGAACTTCTTCAAGAAATGGATTCACAATATTTAGGAATCTGTTTCTTAGAGCTGTTGTGTTTTGTTCAAATACCAAGAATCTTGAAGTTGATGCGATAAACTTTCTTAAGTTAATCAACAATCTTCTTACATTGATTCTGTCTAATGCACTTGGTTTACCTTGAAGTGTCTTCTGTCCAAACACGACTACGCCTTGACCTGGGAAAGTTGCGATAGGATTAATACGATTTTCGTATAAATCATCTCTTTCTAAGTTGGTTAGTCTTGATTGTGCTTCTAACACATCTGTTAAACCACCACGATTTAGACCTGCTGGTGCGAACCACTCTTGTCCAATTCTATCATTGTTTGCGTAAACACCTGGTAGAACTACTGAAGGTGGAACCCAAGTAGGTTTGTTTTTGTTCTCATCAAGAATCTTAACCCAAGGATAATATGTAGCTACATAATTACTATCTAATGTTTTCACATCATCAATAGCTCCTTGAATTGTTCTTCCGTATCTTGAACCATCTAAGATGAAGAATGCGTCTGCTCTATCTTCAATCTTATCAATTGCGTGGTTTGTTACACTTGGGTGATACTCGTGTATCACACCTGGTATTGCTAACAAGTTAATATCGTATTCATCTGGATTAGAAACTGCATTTATCGCTCTTTTGTATGCTACTGAACCACTTGCACTTGCACTTGATAAGTCAAATCCTTGTGTGTTGTTTGCTGCGATATTTGTTCCTTTTTTATTTTCCTTAGCTGGATTTGTTCCGTCAAAACCGCCTTGGAAAGGAACTACAAATTTCAATTGTCTGTGGTCTGAACCACTTAATGACAATAGATTATTTCCTGCTGAGTATTTTGTTCCTAATGTTGATGCGTCATCATTACCAAATGAATTTTCTAAACTCATTGTAACATTGTTACCAGTCGCTGTGCCTGTTGGTAGTGGTGCTAAATATTGTTGATTATCAACACTTGCGAAATCAAAACCATAATATACATTTTGGTCATAAGTTCCACGACTATTTTTCTGTCCATTACCACTTATTTGTCCAACATATGAAGCACTTGGCATAGATGCGTCTGAGTGTGAACCACTATATGAAGCACTTGCTGTTGCGATAAGATTTGGTTGTGATAACTTCTCAAATCCCATTGGAACTAACTCTTCTGAAATACCTGTCAAATTACCAAAATCACTAATGTAAACATAAGATGACTGATTTGGATAATCTCCATTTGTTGTTAATTTTCCGTTTGAATCGATT